TAAGAACCAAAAAATCCACTACTTAAATAGTAGTCAACCCCGTCCTCCTTATTTGGAGGTACGGGGGAAACTGTAGTTGGTGAAATTGGTTCGTTATCCTCTATTGAGAATCCAAACAATTTAGCCATTATCTAAACGTCTATAGTTACTGTAGTATTTATTATACCACAAATATACAAATTAATCACTCTTTCTAAATGGGGCCCAGTAGTTAACTTGGAACTCCACTGTAAATTCTTCAATAGTATCTGAAGAATCATATGAAAGATCAATAGCACTGACACTTGTTGGCCAAATATCGTAGAATTTATATCTACCAGCATAATTAGTATTGTTTCTGATGTCATTACCACCAGTACTCTTCATATCAGTTTTATTTCTGAAGAGTTGAGTAACTTCAGCTGATCTCATGTAATCTGTAGGTAAAGTTGCTCCAGATCCATCTTGATATTGTGCTATAGTTTGCATCCAATCTTCCATAGCATTTCTGATTGCGAAATCAGTATCATTAATAACAGTGATTGACCAAGGTGCAAATGTTCTATCACCTGCAACTTTAAAAGTTCTTCCTCTGAAAGGAACTTCTACCAGACCAACTGTTGATTCTGGTAATTGAGCTCCTTTAACTAAGAATTGAAGATCTTCTTGAGCTTCTTTTGTCTGTCCTGGAAATCCAGCAATTGATACTTCAAACAGATTGGGGCGAGCACCGCCACCTTTCAGTACTGACTTAAATTCGGATAGAGAGTTAGTTGTAGCCATTTTTTTTGTGTCCTCCTTTTATGAATGTGCTAGATTTAAACTCGACCTGCTACTTCTTCAAAGCTGATACCAGTTCTGGTAGCAACGAATGTAAGAGTAACATAGTTGATTGACTTAGCAGGCTTCAGGAAGATGTCTGCTCTAAATTCATTATTATCAATAACATCAGGTGTGTTATTGGTTTCGTCGCAAATAACGAGGAATCCGTTAAGACCTCTCTTTGCTTGAACATCACGTAGGTATGGTTCAACAATTGCTCTAAAGTTTGCTCTTGTTAAATCATCATTCAACTCGAACAACTGAGCGTTTGCTGCACCTTCAAGTGCTTGCTCAACTGTAAGGAATAAACGACGAACGTTGATTCTGTCGAATGCGGATGCATAACCTAATCCAGTCTTATCACCGAATAGGATTGTTCCAACACCAGGTTGTGTAATAACTGGGTTAATTCTCGCAGGATAAATCTTATCTCTTTGAGCCTTTGTTGGGTTGTATGCAAGTTTAATTGCATTATTAATAGTACCACGTTGTTGTCCTGCTGGTGAGAACCAAGGATAAGCAACAATGTTTGTACGTGTCATCAATCCAGCAATGTCTCCATTGACAGGAACATATCTAAACTTATTATTAAATCTGTCATAAACGTACTTGTAACCACTATCAAATATTGCATAAGATGAAGAAGTTAGTGGACTGAAGAAGTTTATAAGATTTGTTGTCTGTGTATCACTATTTGCTACATTAACAATATCTGCTCTATGTGGTCCAACAGTAGCAACACAATCCTTTCTTAACTCAGCAATTGCAATCAAACTATTTGCTTTTGCTTGAGATTCGGACTTAGTTCCACCACCTGGCCCCATGATTAGGTAATCAACTTCTACTTCAGGATTTCTGAATAGATCATAAGAAGTCTTAAGAGCACCTAATGTTGCAGTTAAGTTACCTGAAGATCCAGCAGCACCTGTGCTATAGTTCTTACCACCTGTGAAAGTGTAAGTATGGTTACCAACTGCAGCGTAGGTTACTCCTTGAGCATCTTGTCCCCAAAGACCATCGCCATCAGTAACTCTTACATAACTTGCAGGATTACCATTTGATAATGTGAATCCAGTAGATCTAGGTGTTGGTGTTGAAGCTTGATAAGTTGATAAACCAACTGTTGATGGGTTAGCACTTGCAAAAATGTTTGCAGAATTTAATGCAATAAAGTCTTCATAGTATGTCTTCTGTGGAGCATTAACTGCAGAAACTGCATCCTTTGCTTTAGAAAGACCTATGTGCTTCTCAAGAATGTTACCTTTGATTCCACTAACGGTTCCAAAGTCGTCTACGACAACAACATGGATTTCATCGTTCTTAGCACTTCTATCAGCAGCATACTGTGATGTACTTGGTTTTGATGCAATCTCTTTCCAAGAGATGTTAGCATTAGTAAGACCTAATGTTTGAGCATCGTACCAGTCAGCTTGTGCTGTTGCTGTATGAGCACCACCTGCAACAACTGCACCAGAGTTATTGATGATATTAAGAACTGCAGTTGCACCAAATGAAGCAAACTCTGCTCCTTCTGCATAATCAATTAAAGTTTCTGTACCAGTAGAATCTACTCTTGAAACAACCTTAACATCAAGTGTATTAGCTGTTGCGTCTTTACCAGTAATAATACCTTTAAGATGTCCAGTAAATGATGATGTTGCTCCATCTCCAGGAATTGTTACACCACTTAAAGATACAGTAATACCAAATCCAACTGTTGCTGCAGTAACTGCTGCTGCTGGAACTGTAAGTATTTGGTCTGCGATACCATCAATAGTACATACTTTTAAGTTCTCGGCCCAAGTTCCTGGATTCTTAGCACCGTAGAAGAAAGTAGAACCATCTGCATAGTTCTCGACGTAATCTTCGTAACCTTTTACTTTAACGTCTGCAGCTGCTACTTGAACACCAGCATTAGCATTCTTAAGGTCTGAATCGTCTGTCCTTACAACTTTAAGAACACCACCATATGAAAGGTAAGATGATGCACTCATCCAATACTCATATTGAGCATCTGTATTTTGTGGTTCTCCAAATACATTAAGTAAATCTTGCTCTGTTGCTATATCAACAGGATCGTCAATTGGTCCCTGTAAGAATGGTCCTGCGATTGCTCCTATGTTATCTAAAACATTTTCAGCTCTGCCTACGGTGAGGTCAACCTCCCTTATCAGTACTCCAGGAGATAATTGAGGAGTTGCCATGCTTTTTTTCTCCGAATTTCTCAGTTTATCGTGAAATTATTTATTAAAAAGGTTATTTACAGGGGTCAAAAATGCTATGAACGATGCATGAACACTAGGATATATAATCCCACATGTAAGATTTATCTCCATACTCATCTGCTTTGAACCATTGATCTCCTTCTGAATCAACAAAAGAATCTTCTCCCATTCCATCATCCATAAAACCAAATGGAGCCATGTCCTGTTCAATTGCATTTTTTTGTTCTTCATATAATCTTTTTCTTACGTCCTGATCAGTAAGTTCCTTAAAATAATCAGTTTGAACTAACCATGCATATATTACAAGACACATTGCAAGGTCATCATGACAACCTTCTTCGGCCTCAAAAGAATTACTTTTCTGAATAAACGTTGTCAGTTCACTCATAATATCATAATCACAAGAAAGAAGTTTATCTGATTCAATTAATGTTTTTAAATTAAGAGCACCAACTTTCTTTACAGTCTTAGACATCTTAACTCCAAGTTGAGTCTTCTTACCAGAAAATCCTTGACCTACAACTTGACCTGCTCTACCTCTCATGGAACACATAAGTAAGTTTTGGTATTCCATATCATAATTTAATATAGATGCCACCTGATCACCAATATCATTTACCTCACATAAAATAAATGCATCATTATAACTCTTTCCTACTTCCTCAATAATACTTGGAAAAAGCATAGGTTTAATTTCATTATTCTTATACTTTGCTACTACAGAATGAGGGAATTCTGAAATATCAATTACAACAAAAGCTGAATAATCTTTATTTACTCCTCTTGCAACGTCTACTGTTATAACATAATCATGTTCTTTTTGAGGATCAACATAAACATCAAGTCCAGCATTTGTTTTTTCTGGTGTCTGATAAATCATACTCCGCAATTTACTTGGAGCAATTAAAGTATCAACAGATCCTAAGAACTCACACTCAAACTCAACTTTAAACTGTTGTTCTGATGTGTTTGCAATTGTTTGTTCTTTCCAAACTTCATCCCTACCAGGAACTTGACTCCAATGTACATCCGTTGGTACATATTCATTCTTACTTTTTTCTGCATCGTGCCACATACGGTAGAAATGATTCATACCATGTGGCGTGGAAACTATAATTACTTTTGTATTTTGACCAGAAGTAATAGTAGGATAAACACTAGCAAAGAAAGAATCAGCGATGTGATTGGGAACAAAAGCAAACTCATCCAAGAAGAGGATGTTGAAAGACATACCCCGAACAGCACTAGCACTAGTGGAAGCCGCCAAGATTTTACTACCATTTTCTAACTCCAATGAACCTCTATTCCATGATAAGACACCTTGCTGCATCCACTTAGGAACATTCTCATATGCAGTTTGTAATCTACCAAGAAGTTCCCGTGCAGTTGCTGCCTTGTTAGCAAGAATACCAATATTTACACTATCATTAAAAAGAAGATAATGTAAAAGATATGATATAACAGTTGTAGACTTACCTGTCTGACGAGGCATCTTACAAATGTTAAATCTATTTTCGTGGAAATTATTAATTAATTCTTGTTGAAAATCATA